CGGACCACGTCACCGGCACCGAGCCGACCCCGGGCACGTTCACCGCCACCGCCCAGACGATCACCCCGTCCGCCGTGTCGGGGAAGGTCGAGATCACCCGGGAGGCATTCGACCAGGGCGGCAACCCGCAAATGTCCGGGCTGATCTGGCGACAGATGGTCCGCGGCTACTACGAGGCCCTCGAGGCGTTCGTCATCGCCCAGCTCACCGCCCTGGCCGCGAGCATCACGGACCTGACGATCACCACCGCGGCCGTCGACTCCGCCCTCGATCAGGCACTGTCCGCCGCCCTGGTCCCGCTGCAGTACATCCGCGGCGGCGACCGCTTCAAAAAGGTGTTCACCCAGATCGACCTGTACAAGGCGATGGCCGCGGCGAAGGACACCGCCGGCCGCCGGCTGTACCCGATGTACGGGCCGCAGAACGCGAACGGTGTCACCGAGTCCGGATACGCGTCGATCGACGCCCACGGCAAGCTCTGGATTCCCGCGTGGGCAACCGCGGCGTCCGGCACCGTCGCGGCGACGTCGTGGATGTTCGACCCGGACAAGGTCTGCGCGTGGGCGAGCGCGCCGCAGCGCATCGATCTGCAGTGGCGTGTCGCGTGGGTGGACGTCGGCATCTGGGGTTACAAGGCGTTCGGTGTCACCGATTTCAACGGCGTCCGCGAGGTCGTGTACGACCCGATCTAGGGCCCGGCCGTCGCCCGGCCGGGGCCAGACACCACGGGTGGCCCCGGCCGGGTCCCGACGCATTACCGGATTGCTGGCAATAGCAATCCCCCAATCTCGAAGGGCGTGGATCAATGGCAGAGACGAAGGACGACATCGCCGCGGAGCGCGACGCGCTGCGGCAGGAGAACGAGCAGCTACGCGGGCAGCTGGCCGCGGCCGGCGCCGGCCGCGCCTACCAGCCGGCCGCACAGTTCGTGCTGTCCGAAGGCAACCGGCAGGAACTGCTGGCGCACGGTGTGACCGTCATCGGCGGCCGCCGCGTCACCCGGGCAGAGGTCGCCGAGGCGATCGAGGGCAGCGCGTACGACGGTGTCGACCTGGGCGACACCGACCCCCCGGCGGACGACGTCGCCGGCCGCCGCTCCGCCGGGGTGCTCGGGGTGGACTTCATCTACCCGTCGGTGGCGCCCGGCTACATCGACCCGGCCGTCGCCGGCACCCCCGGGATCAGCGGCCCGCCGGCGACCGACATGCCGGTACGGGACAACGCGCTTCCGCCGGAGCCGCAGCTGGCGTTCGCCGGCGACGACGACGCGTTCTAGGAGACGGCCGCCGTGGTGTGGAAACCCGACTATCTGACGCTCGCCGAGGCTAAGGCGTACCTGCGTACCGCCGACACCATCGACGACGTGGAGATCGCCGGATGGATCACGGCGGCATCCCGGGCCATCGACTACCGCTGCAACCGCCAGTTCGGGCAGCTGGCCGCGCCGGCCGCCCGCGTCTACCGGCGCACCCCGGTATGGTCGCCGGACCTGTGCCTGTGGACGATCGACGTCGACGACGTGCAGGACCTGACCGGCCTCACCGTCAACGGCGTCGCCTACGCGTCGCAGCGCGGTGTGATGCTGCCCGACAACGCCCCGGCGGACTCCCGGCCGTGGACGCAGATCGGCTTCGCCGACCAACCAACCCCATCGACGTACGCGGCCCCGGTCGCCTTGACCGTGGTCGCCCGATGGGGGTGGACGGCCGTACCCGCGCAGGTCCCGGCCGCATGCAAGCTGCAGCTGTCTCGATGGATGTCGCGCCGCGACTCCCCGAACGGGATCGCAGGCTCACCGGAGTCCGGTCAGCTGCGCCTGCTGGCCCGCCTCGACCCGGACGTCGCCACCACCCTGGGCGGGCTGGGCCGCCGGCGAAGGGTCGGCTGATGGACCTGTTCGCCGTCATGGCCGAGATCGCCGTCGCCTGCCGCACCCTGCCGAACATGTCCGGCCGGGTCGCCGAGTGGGACGTCGGTAGCGTCACCGGTAACTCGATGCTGGTCACGCTGCCCGAAGAGATCGAATTCGACCTCACCTACGGTCGCGGCCTCGACAAGTTCTCGGACATGATCGTCATGCTGCTGCTGCCGCGCGGGAACGTCCGTGCCGCGTACAAGACCATGGGCCCGTACGTGAAAGGCGACGGCGCCTCGTCGGTCAAGAAAGCCCTCGAGGCGTACACCTACACAACCTGCGACCGTGCGGTCGTCACCCGGTGCGGCTTCGACGAGGTCGCCGACCGGGCCGGCGTGTCATATCTGGCCGCCGTGTTCCACCTCGACGTCTACGGCAACGGAGGATAGGCCCATGGCTTTCGTGCACGGCAAGGACACCAAACTGACGGTGGCCACCAAGGACATCAGTCCGTACACCAAGACGTCGTCGTACGAGATGGGCGCCGACTTCCACGACACGTCCGGGTACGGCGTCACGAACAAGACCAAGCAGGGCGGGCTCAAGGACGGCAAATTCACGTGCAGCGGCACGTACGACAACACCGTCTCGAGCGGCCCGCGTAACGCGCTACACGGCCTCGTCGGCACGTCCGTCGCCCTCGTCCGCAACCCGGAAGGCACCGGCACCGGCAAACCCAACGACGCCTTCACCGCCGTGCTCACCAAGTACGTAGAGACCAACCCGGTCGACGATATGGTCACCTGGTCAGCAGACTTCGAGATCAGCGGCCCGGTCACGACGACCGCGCTGCCGTAGACCAGCAGGGGGAAACCAGTGCCACCGATCAGCAAAGCCGATCTACTCAAGCCGCGCATCGAGCACGGCACCGTCGCCATCGAAGGCCTAGGAGAGTTCACCATCCGGCCGCTGACCCGGGCGGAAGCGTTCGACGTCCAGACGATGCGCGACGAGTCGGTGCTCGCGGCAGAGAACCTGCTCATCTCGCTAGGACTGGTAGACCCGGAGATGACCGTCGAAGAGGTGGACCGGTGGTCTCAAGTGGCGCCGGCCGGGCACCTCGCCGCGGTCAGCATGGCCATCGGCCGTATCTCGGGCATGATGCCCGAGTCCGGTAAGGAGTCGTACAAAAGCCCTCGAGGCGAGTCCTGACCTCGATTTCGAGTTCTTCTTGGCGAGCAAGCTGGGCATGATGGTTGCCCAGCTGCGCCGGGAGATGGGGCACGGCGAGTTCGTGCTCTGGTCACGCTGGTACGCCCGCAAGCACCAGGCCGAGCAGCTGGAGATGATGCGCAATGGCTGACCAGCGAGTCAACATCGTCGGCCTGCGCGAGTTCCAACGCGCCCTACGCGACCTCGACAAGGGCCTACCGAAACAGATCAGGCTGATCCTCAACGAGGCCACCGAACTGGTCATCGACACCGCCCGGCCGCACATCCCGACGAAGACCGGCCGGGCCAAATCGTCGCTGAAAGCCCGCTCGAGCCAGCGGGAGGCCCGGGTGGCGCTGGGCGGCGGCCGCGCCCCGTGGACACCCTGGCTGGACTTCGGCGGCGAGGGCAAGCGGCCCGGCCGGCCGGCGAAGCGGCCGTTCATCAAGCAGGGCCGGTACCTCTATCCGGCCCTCGAGGTACGCCGGACGGACATCACGCAGAAGATGAGCGAAGGCCTCGACGCGTTGGGCCGCGAAGCTGGACTGGAGATGGACTGATGGCCAACCAGGTCACGCTGACGTTCGCCGGCAAGACACAGGACCTCGAGCAGGGCATGCAAAAGGTCGGCGCCGGCGCCGAGCAGATGTCGCTGCGGATCACCAACGCCACCAACCAGTCCAGCGAGCGATTCGACCACCTGTCGCAGCAAAGCTCGCTGCTGTCCGGCGGCATCGGCGACGTCGGCGGCGCGCTCACCGAGGCGTTCGGGGAGAACACGGCGATCGGCCAGTTCGGCGCACAGATGGAATCGGCGTCCGCCGTGGTGATGGGCTTCACCGGCGTCATGGATCTGGGCGTGTTCGCGACGAACAACTTCAAGATCGCATCGGCGGCGTCCGCCGTGCAGACCGGCATCATGTCCGGCGTCACCAAGGTCGCCGCGGCCGCGCAATGGCTGATGAACACGGCGCTGCTCGCGTCCCCGATCACGTGGATCGTGGTCGGGATCATCGCCGTCATCGCCGTCATCGTGCTGATCGCCAAGAAGACGGACTGGTTTTCGAAGCTCTGGACCGTCGCGTGGACTTGGATCAAGAAGAGTGCCGCATCGACGTGGGAGTACCTGAAGAAGATCCCTGGGTGGATCGGCCAGGCGTTCTCCAAGGTCGCAGGGTTCATCACGGCCCCGTACCGGTTCGCGTTCAACATGATCGCCAAGGCGTGGAACAACACCATCGGCCGGCTGAGTTGGACTGTGCCCGGGTGGGTGCCGATCTTCGGCGGCAACACCATCAGCGTGCCGAACCTGCCGACGTTCCACTCTGGCGGCGTCGTCGGCGGCGTCCGCGGCACGGCCGTGCCGATCATGGCGCAGGCCGGCGAACGGGTGACGTCGATCGGCGGCGGCGGCGACGGCGACGGCGGATGGGTACGCATCGACATGGGCGAGCTGGGCGACGCGCTGCTACCGGCGATCTCCCGGGCAGTGGAGCGTAAGGGCGGCCGGGTCACCG